AACCAGCCAGCCACTGCACCCGCAGAGTTTCCCGCATTCGTGATTTTCGGCTTCGAGAACACCTTGGAAAGCGGAGTCTTGCCGTTTTTGTCCACGCCCAGATTTTCGGCGATGCACTTGGCCTTGTCCGCTTCATCGGCCTGAAGGCACGTTGAGGAGTTCTTCACCTTCGTCCGGATGCCAGCGAGCGACGACTTGTATTCCTCGGCGGAGCGGGGCGCACCGGCGTTGGCCAGCAATCCGAACAGTTCGTTTAATGACTTGCTCATCGTGTTCCTTCTACATTCGTTCTTATTTTGGCCGAGTCAAAGTGAAGATTGCCGCATCACTTAATCTTCTTCCAGCAGCGGCTGGTTCCTATTCTTTCCCATCCAAGCGCGACCACCATTTTTTCACTTCCACATCCATTGTTTACAAACATCGTAAGTGATCCAAATCCAATGACCACTGAGCCGATTTTCGCAGTTTTGGCAATTTGAGTTTCCATTGCCTTCAGCTTATCCGGGTCGGAGATTGGCTGGTAGAAATAGATAATGCCGTATGTGTCGTATTTGTCGTAAGTGATGGCGTCGGCCTGCGTAAACTTGTTTTTGTCTTGCTCACGCTCGATTCCTCCAAGCCTCCAGTGAGCGGCCTCATTATAAAGAAGATCAAGCCGTCGCGACTCAACCACAAATTCCTGCCGCAGATCGATGCCAAATGCTTCGCATCCATTTATCTTTGCGAGGAAAACCTTTTGACCGACCCCGCAGCCGACATCTAAAAACTTATGGCTGTAAGCTGTTGATGAATGTTTTTTGGCAATGAAAAGCTCGTCTAAAAACTCGCCGACAGGAGAGTGAAGGCACTTAAAAGCTCCGTCCTTGCAAGATGCTGCGACGTAAGTGTTGCCGTCAATGTTCTTGGCTATCTGAAAATTGATGGCGGCAGAAAATGGCTCAAACATTGCATTGGTGCATTGCTCAAGCTCGTGTAGGTATGTTCTCGGTGTTTTCATATATTTATACTTTCTAGTTTTCGACCTCTTCGGCCTAAACCTGAAGCCAAATTAAACTATTCCGGCAGGAAGTCAACCGAAATAATCAGCGACTACGTTTGAACCGATGGAGAGTATTCATCCACCACCTTGCCAAACGTCCATGCCACGGATTCTCTGGCGGTTTTCATGGTCGGAGGAACTCGTAAAAAATAATCGTGAAAAGACCCATCTGGCTCTGGAGTTGAATTAACAACCTTCACCATAACCAGCGGCTCGTCGTTTGAAATGTCCTTGCGGAACAATGTGCCGTAGTCGTCGGAGTGGATTTGTTTTGCTCCGGAATCAAGAAGATATTTGTCTTGGCCGTATCGCTCAATGAGAACTCGGCAGATTTCGGCGTTTGTCTCGGTTTCAATCTGACTGACCGTGATTAAGTCAGGTCGCTCGATAATCTGCTGTTTAACCCGAAGTCCGTGCCACGCCCAAATTGAAAATCCATCGGGATAACTGATGGCCGCACCATCCGCGCAGTGTAATCGGCCAGATTCGTCAAGCATAAGGCGGTTTGGCCGCTCGCTAATCCAGCATATCTTTTCATGCGGAAGAAACCATCCTGCGTTCTGTGCAACTAAAAATAATCCAGTTAATTTCTGTGTCTCTGTTCCAAGTTCACAGGCCGTCTTGAAATAATCGTAAAATGAAAGCCATCCAGCGTCGTGCTGACCATATACCGAATCCCGACCGAATCCCTGACCGAAGCCCCGACCGAATCCCAGACCGAATCCCAGACCGAAGCCCCGACCGAATCCCAGACCGAAGCCCAGACCGAAGCCCCGACCGAATCCCTGACCGAAGCCCTGACCGACTTGCCAGCCGCAGAATATTTTTTGAGGCCAAAAACAACCGCGCGGGTCAGTCCCTGACTTAACGGAGAGCCGCACCAGACAATCTTTGGCTCCTTTAATACGGCAATTTCATAGGCAAGTTTAACACCGCGCTCGGCCTCCGCCCTGTTCGCCGGCTTGGTGCAAAGACCGATCTCCTTCCATTTCTTAATGAAGTCTGGAAATTGTGCCTTTTGAGATTCTGAAAGAGATTGAATCATGTTAATCCTGAACGTTGCGGATGGCCTGTGGATGATATTCACGCTGGCGTGAAATACGATAGTTGCCGGACGGAAGCTCGATGGTTGAATGCTCGTCGTGGGTTACGCAACCTCCGGTTGCAAGGCTAACAAAGATTTCTCCGGCCAGCACAGAAGGCTTTTCCAATGTTGGCACAATTTCACCTTCTTTCCACCAGTCTGCCGGGTCTGCAACCTCCATCCTGTGGTGATGACCCGTAACCTCACCGTGCGCGAGAATGATGGACTTGGACTGCTTCTGCTTTTTGGCGGTCGCAGGAATTGATTCAATTCGCTCAATCAATACGTCGCCCTGCCGATAATGTTTATTCAATTTCATTTATTTATTTATTCGGTTAATTGTTATTTCAACTGCAACGAGTCTGGCAAACGGACGCCATCCTGTCAACTTGAATTATCAACCAATGATTGACCGGTTTCCACGGTCGGATTGACCAAATCGTTTGGGCGAATTGGACGGCATGATATACTGGATGTTGTTTGCGGCCATTTGGTAGCAACCGGAAATTGCGTCAAAAATATCATCGTGTTTTCCGCGCGGCCAAGAAGCAAGTTCCAGCATAAGGTCAATGTTCCAGTCGCCCTGCACGATGCACATCTTATTGTTTTCGCACACGGCCATCCACGGCAAGGCTCTGGTCATTTTGTCCTTGTCCGCGCCAAACTCGGAGCAGGATATGTTCGGCGGCAGCACCTCCATCAGGTTTGAGAATGCGGTCTTGAATCCGGCGACCGCCTCAACGCCAATCCTTGCCTTGTCCATTATGGACGCGCGCTTAATCATGTCGCGGGCGAACGGCCACTCCCATCGTCCGCGAATCATGTCCATAACGTAAAACGTTCCTGTGCCACGATCAACGCCTCCAAGGATGCCGACGGTGTAGTCGCTGGTTTTCTTCTCGGTCGCGGCCAAGTCCCAGTATCGGAACAGGTGCATGTCTTTTGGAATGACGTTTCTGGTCACGGTGCGGATGCGGTCAACTTTGACGTAGTTTCCACCTAGAGCAGTCGGCCTGCCGCAATATAAACTGGCCCAAACGAAAGAACCCCGCTCGGCTTTTATTTTCTTGAACTCGTTTTCGCTGAACCGCTCTGGGAAAATTGACTCGCCCTCTCGTCTGCCGATTAAGTCCGTCTCCGGGTCTTCGCATAGAGCTGGAATGTTGACCACTTCCCATTTATCAGCGTCCTCGATGCCTGCGTCTTTTAGTCTGGCCTGAAATTCAGGGTCAAGAATGCGAGCAACCGGGTCGGTCGTCGACCATCTCGTCATGATAAAAACAATTGGTGAGCCAGGAAACAAACGCGTCATCGCGACACTTTGCAACCAATTGAAAATGCGCTATTGAACAATCTCAGAGTGCGCTTCCTCAAAATCTTTCACGAGGTCGTCAAGGACTAAAATTGATGCCGATCTTCCGGTCAGACCTGCGCCAACAGATACTGCTTGAAATCTTCCGCCCTCGGTTGTTCCCCAGTTGTTAACCCGTGCGTCGTTGTCGTTGACGATGGTTTTTGGAAATGCCGCTCGATAAATATCAGAGTCTCGTATTCTCGCACGGGCTTCCCTGCTACGGTCGTTCACCAGCTCCTGCGAGTAAGATGCAATGACGATGTTCTCTTTCGGATTGCGCCCAAGTAGCCACGTCGTGAACTCGGTAGTTACGCAGCGGCTTTTCCCAATACGCGGAGGAATTGAAATAATTAACCGCTTACTCCGGCCTTCGGCAACATCCTGAAGTTTTTTGGCAAGATAGACGTGAACCTTGGAAACAATGTAGGCCGGATCGCACGCCTTGATGTAAAATAGGAAGTCGTTTCTTACCTCGGCAAGCAGATGCTCCATCTCCGCATCTTCAGGATTTATTGTGGCGGCATTCGCTGACGCAACCGCGTCGGGCATGGAAGATTAAGGAGTGCCTTTAACGGTCAGCCAAGTCAACAGGTCAACCCAGCAGGCAAGGCAGATGTGATACTTGGACACGGTCTTGTTCTCTGGAGGAGAGAACACCAATGCTCCGTTGAACTGAATCTCGTCACCGCATTTGTCGCAAATTGGATTCATTCAAGCTTCATTTCAATCAGCTCATAACAACACGCAATGTAGGCCGCGTGCTTCAAGGGAGTCAGTTTCTTCTTCCGGTGAAGGGCGGCGATGAACCAGTTGGTCGTCTCCACGGCTCCCTTGTCGTCTTTTTTTATCTGCTCGGCCAGTTTTGCCTTCAGCGGGTTTATCATGGCCTGATACTGGAGGTCGCCAAGCTTTGCCTTCAGGCGGTCTCGTGTGTCCTTCATTTTGCCCACCGAGTTCTTGAGCATGATGCTGGGAGATTCCCAGTTTCCTCCCTTGCCGGGCGTGTAAAGATTTGCACTCATAAGTTCTCCAGTGGGAATGGCTCGTAGCCGATTTTGAATGTTTCCAGAGAAGCCCTGATTGCCAGCACTCCGTAGTTCAGAAGAAAATGCGGGTAGAACTTCTTGGCGTAGTAAATTTGTGCCTGTCCGCTCATGTTCTTGGCGTAAGTTTTGCTTCGGCCTTCCACTTGGCCATCTGCTTCTCCAGCTTGGCCAGTCTTCGCCAATATGGTTTTAGGCTCCTGAGTTTCATGGATTCATTGGCCGGATTTTGCCGAAATTTGGCACGATGTCAATCTTTGGCCTCTTCCCACAGTCCATGCACCGCTCGTCAGGAACGTATCGATCAAATGGATTGCCAGACCACAGCATCGGGCAGATGATAGCTCCTCCGCAGTCTCCGCAAGTTCCAGTGACGTTGTGATTGGCTGGAATCTGGACGACTTGTGGCACGGCGGTGATAGTGTTCACAATGATGCCTCCGGTTGCGCCGTGGCTGGCTCAGGCGGCGTTGAATCATCAGAAACGACCAAAGACGGCTCTTCGGCCATTGGAATCGTTGAAAAGCCCAATTTGGCCGATAAAAGCTCCATTCCGCGAAACAGCCAGAAGCTCGGCTTGCCAAGAACACGATTAACAAGACGCGACCAGATGCGAAACAGGCCGCAGATAAGCATGAAAA